GTACACGGTGTCGGCGAGGATGGGGCCCTTCAGGTCAAGCCACTTTTCCATTATGCGTCACCTCCTTCGTAGTAAACGGAGAAGCCTGCGTCGGTGTATGCGACGTAGACGCTGGCGCTCTTGAGGGGAGGCGTAGGAGTGACTGCGATGTCCCATCTGAAGTCGCCGTTCATGATGTCGGTGGTGCTGTTCTCGGACTCGAGGAACAGGATCACGGGGTCGCCGATCAGGGCGCCCATGCTGACATAACCGTCGAGCTTCTCCTGCTCGCGGTTGATGATGCGATCCTTCAGAGCGCGGGTCATGGGCTCGTCGATCTCGGGGCTCCACTCGCGCTGGAAGCTGTTGGTGATGTGCATCAGCATACGCATGGAGACGTCGAAGATGGCGCGAGGATCCACCTCGGCGCCGTAGGTATAGGCAGCGGTGTGGTCGCCCCACAATACCCACTCGCCGGCCCACGCGACGACGGTGCAGATGCCCTTCTGAGTCAGCTCCTTGCCGGTCTGCTGATCGAAGCCGCGGTTTGTGGCGTTGGCTCCGAAATACTGCTTGATGACCGGGACGGCCTTGTTGCCGCAGGTTTCCATCGGGACGCTGTTGTGGCTGAAGTCGGCTCTCATGAGCTCGACGGTCGCCAGCGTGCTCAGGTGGTAGACGTTGCCGAGATTGTCGACGGCCTGCGGCCAGTAGACCTTAGAGCGTTCATTGTTGAAGGCGTTGTTCTGCTTCCACGCGATCGCCTTCTCGATGGTGTCGACGGCTGCGGCGTTGGTGGGATCCACCAGAGGCAGGTCGGCGACGACGAAGGCGTCCCAGTGGCCGTTGATCTTGCGGCTGGCCGCGATCATAGCATTGTAGACGGCAGGGCTGTGGCTCCAGCCGGGCGCTGCGATCAGGTTGCAGACTGCAAACTGCTCGGGGTACAGCAGAGCGATGGAGCTCAGGCCGCTGTATTCGCCGGAGGCAGTCACGCCGCCGATGATGTCAGCGTCCTCCAGCACGGAGTCGTCGACGTCGAAGTAGCTGGCGGTCAGGGTGCCGGCCAGAGGTGCGTCCTCGATCAGGCTGGTGATGATGACGCTGCCCTTGGTGAAGTTGTAGTCCACAGCATAGTCGACGCCCTCCTCGTAGTTGCCGGCGTCGTCGCCAGCCTTTGCGATAGTCAGGGTGTCGAGGATGATGGTGGAGCTCACGAACTCGGCGCGGCCGCCGGCGAAGCTCAGAGACTTGGTCGTCTCGACTTCCTTGCGGTGCTTACCTTCAGCCGGATCCAGCACGTTGATGACGTAGATCGGGCCAATGTTGCCGAGGGTGTTGTTGAAGTGCGCGGTCATGACTTCGCAGAGGGTAAAGGTGCCCCAGTCGGCAGCGTAGCCGAGCTTCTTCTGCGCGTCGATCATATTGGTCAGCTTGATCGGCTCATTGATGATGCCGGCCTCGCCGAAGCCGCGCACGAGATTGACAGGCGCGGTGCCGATATAGACCGGCGTGGTGCCTGCCTGTACGGCGCTCTGTGCCACGGTTTCACCGATGTGGCCGTATGCGCCGTAGAGGTACTCGTTTGCCATGTGCTTATCCTCCTTCTTGGAATAAATTAGGGCGGCCAGTTTTGCCGGTCGCCCTTAAAGGAATTGATTGTAGGTTTTCGGGTTGCGCGTGAGCGTCTCCTCGATGGTCAGCTCGGCCCACGCAAACCAGTACGGGTAGAAGTCCGGGACAGCGTCCTGCTCAGTGACGGGGCCGAAGGTGATGCCCTCCTCCTTGATAACTCGGAGGCCGTTCATGTATTCGGCGTTTTCGATCTCTCTGAGGGTTGTGTCCACGAAGCTCCATGCGTCGCGCCAGCCTTCTCCGTTCTTCTCGAAGTAGGCACTCGTCTCCTCATTGTACTGCTGGATGTAGGTGCCGCTGCCATCGCCCCGAGGTCTGAAGATGTCGGGCCCGTGATACCCGGGATCCCACGCAGAGAAGCACAGCCGGATCCTGATGCCACGGGAGTGCGCGATCATGTCGTCCTCACCCTTGACGATCTGCACGCAGACCGACGGGATCGGCGCGGCGATCTGAGGGGGCGTCCTGTCCTTTGAAGGGACGAACAGGGAAAAGGCGGCCGGGTTGACCAGTTTGTAGGGGTAGGAGGCGTCGTTGGCGTTGTCGTCCGGGAGTTTCAGCTTCACCAGCGGGCAGACGTTTTCGGTCAGCCACTCCCTGACGCTTTCGATGCTGTTCACTATGGACACAATAGCACCTCCTACATGGTCACAGTCTGGCCGAGAGCCACGGTTGCGATCCCCATGTCCTCGCTCCAGTCGTTGACGATATACTCGCGGCCGTCGACGTTGAGCCCTTCACCCGCCGGGCGCCGAGCAGGCAGATCCTCGACTGCTGCATAGAGCAGCAGTGAGGACTCTGCGACGCTCAGCTCTTGCCCCCCTTGGCGCTCCTTCAGGGCGTTCTCGTCGATGACTGCCGTGATGGTCTTACCTTCGACTCTGTGCTCCTCACCGAACTCCTCGAGGTTGAGGAAGGTGCTGCGCACGTCTTTGGCAACCATCTCCTTGAAGCTGAAGCCCATTAAACGGGATCCGCGGCGCCGATCTGAGGGGGCTCCTCGTCATCAGCGCCAGCCGCCTTCTTCGCGGCCTCGATGGCAGCGATGACGTCGGCCTTCTTGCGCATAGCAGAAGTGTCGACGCCGTAGGAGGCGGCGATCTCTTTCAGCTCGTCGAGCTTCATGTCCTCGCTGTACTCAGCAGCATCGGCAGGATCTTCGGGATCCTCGCCGTCAGGAGTCTCGGGATCTCCCGCGGCAGCGCTGTCAGGGTTGTCGGGATCCTGCGGCGCAGGTGCGCCGGCCGGGTCGGTGCTCTCAGGATCTTCGACGGTGTCGGGGTCGACGAACTTGGCGACGCCCTTCTTGACCAGACGGGCCTCCAGCTCGGGGTCGAGTTTCTGAGGGCCGTCAGCTTCGGTGATGGGGATCACCTTGCGGCCGTTATAGTAGCCGAAGGTGCCCGCGATGATCTGGATCATGCTGTGCTCCTTTCTGCCGCGCTTAGACCGTCAGGACGTCCGCGGCGATAAATGCGTTTTTGTTGTTGGGGATCAGCAGGGGGCGGCTGGAGATCGTCAGGCTGCGAGTGTTGCCCTCAGCGCTGGACACATACTTAGGCACGCGGCGGCCTGCATAGGTGTGGACGTCGCCGTCAGCCTGCTCAACCTGAGATACTGCGCCGTACAGGGTGCGGCCGGCAGCGGGAGCAGTCAGGACGCACTTGCCAGAAGGGATGTAGAGCTTGTCGCTGCCATCGTCGTCGGTGTAGGTCTCGTCGTAGGAGATCACGCTGATGACACGGCCGCCGACGTTCAGGCGAGCCATCTCAGCCGCGCCGGCAGGCAGCATCAGGGGAGCGACTTCGCCGATGTTGAAGCGGCGGTTGTCGAGCATCTCCTTGATGGCGGCGTTGTTGATGATCGCGTCGGCGACGTCAGGAGAGCATACCAGCTCGGAGGCGCGGAGGCCCTTGCTGGTCAGCATACGGATCATCGCGCCGAGATCGGCGAGGATGTTGGCGTCCGCTTCGTCCCACGCAGTAGTAGGAGTATAGATGGCGGGGTTGGTCTCGCCCTCATAGAAGCGGATGTCGTTCTCGTCACCTTCTTCGATGTCGTCGGCGATGTGCTTCATAATGCAGCCGTTGGTCAGCATGGTCTCTGCGGCCATGGCCTCCTCACGTCTGGTGATCATTTCGCCCAGCTCGTCGGCGTCCTTCAGGGTGAGGGTCTGCTGACGCTGCTCAGGAGTGAGCTGAGAGTACAGAGCCTCGGCGAAGCCGCGCTTCTTCAGGTCGTCGATGGTGAGCATACGCTTGGGAGCCACGAAAGGAGGAGTGAAGCGCTCCATGTGGTAGCCCTTGCGCAGTACGGAAACGCCGCCCTTGCGAGGAGCGACGAAGGGTGCCAGCTTCTTGCTGCCGTCACGGTATTCCACCAGCACATCCTCACTGAGGAAGATGTCGGTCGCGTCGTTGGTAGGAAAATAACGATCGCGCAGGAAAGTGGTGGGAGGGGTGAGCTGCTGCACTGCCATCAGCAGCGTGTGGGTGTCAAAAAAGTTGAAAGGCATTATTTTGTCCTCCTTCTCTTAGTATTCGACTGCGTCGGAGAGCAGGATGCCAGCGTTGCGCAGGATCTCCTCGTCGGCGTCGGTCAGAGTGTAGCCGCCGGTCAGCAGCTTGTTGCGTGCGAAGTGGCCGCAGCGGTACGCGGTGGCGGTAGTCTCCGCAGTGATGTCGGTGTCATCGCACAGGATGAAAGTGGTCTTGCCGGATGCCAGAGCGGCGGCCACAGGGGCCAGCGCTTCGCCGGCGGTGCCGGTGATGACGGTGCCGCGCTTCAGGATGCCGGTGCCGGCAGCCAGCTTCACGGTGACGACGTCAGCGACGGGCACATTGGAAGCGATCAGGCCGTCATATTCCACGGCCCCGATGTTCTCGTTGAGTCTCTTGCTCATGTGTGTTTACCTCCTTAGTTGGTTTTGGTGGCCTTGTATGCGTTGACGATAGCGTCCACCTTGGCCTTGTCGTCGCTCTCGCTGCCTTCTTCGCCGCCGTTAGGGGCAGCGCCCACGCCGGCAGCGCCAGAGTCCTTGGCGTCAGCCTTGACGTCTGCGAGATGCTTGGTGCCGAGTGCGGCCTGCTTCTGCATGGCCTTCAGCGCGAGCTGCTCGGCAGTGCAGGGAGTTTCGCCATACTTGGCGTCGTGGACGAGCTGAGCGTCGCCCACGCTGGCCTCGATGCTCTCGATGGCCTGAAGGCGGGCGCGTTCTGCTGCGATCGCCTCCGTTCTGGCAGTCTCGGCGGCCTGCTGCTCGATCTGAGCCACGAGGTCGGGATGCTGCGCTCTCATTTCTTCGAGGGTCATGGTTTTGTTTTCCTCCTTCTTTGTGGCCGCCGCTTTGGGCTGGCCCTTTTTATTTCCAGCCGCGGAGGCGGCGTGGATGCTGTTGTTGACCGGGATCGCCCCGGGGATGTTTCTGAAGGCGCCGACGTCGTGACGGATGCCTGCGACGAGGAGCACCTTCTTGTCTGCGCTCACGGTGGCGGCAGGGCCGTCATCCTCGAGCAGGGTGTTGGCGAAGCCGTTGTCGACGGCCTCCTGACCCACCATCCACGTCTCGCGGGTCATCATGCTGCGGAGCTGCTCGACCGCGATGCCGGTTTTGGCGTGGTAGATCTCAGCGATGGCTCTCTCGCTGGCGTCGAAGTCCTTCTGGAGCTTCTTCAGGTCTGCGAGGGTGTAGTAGTCGTACAGCATACCGCTGACGCCGTGGATCATGACCATGCTGCCGGGGTAGACCTGCACGTCGTCGCCGGCGCACATGATGACGCTGGCGGCCGATGCCGCGATGCCCTCCACGATGACGGTCTTGGTGCCTTCGAGGCCCTTGATCGCGTTGTGGATCGCGATGCCGGTGTAGAGGTCGCCGCCGCAGCTATTGATCTTGATGGTGATGTTGCTCTTGCCCTTGACCGCTTCCAGATCCTCGAGGAAGCCCTCGGGGGTGATGAACAGACCGGCCACAGGCTCGCCCGTCCACCAGTCAGTAGGCTGGCGGCTCATGACGTCGCCATAGAGCACGATCTCGCCGGTGTCGTCGCCGGTGCTGGCGATGTTCCAGAACTTCGTGACCTTGGCTCCGGCAGGAGAGGCGGGAGCAGGCCCGGCATAGAGCCGGGGTGTGCTATTTGGTCTCATGTTGTTCTCCTTCCTTGGTGATAGATCTGACCGCCTCAGCGATGACCGCGGCGCGGATCTCTGCCGAGAGGGTCGTGCCGGAGGCAGTGCCGTCGCCCGTCTGGCCCTGCGCCTCCCTGAGTTTTTCGTTTTCTCGGGCGATCTGCTCGACGTTGGCGTCCCACTGGCCGCCGTTGAGCCTGATGGTCGCCTGTTCTCTGGTCGTGATGCCTTCGCCGATCGCGAGGATCTCGGCCGTGATCTCCTTTGTCGGATCGAGCTGTCCCTGAGACGGGCCGATCCATTCGGCGCCGAGGTATGCGGCGCGGATCGCGGGGTCGCTGAAAAAGCCCGGGGCGATGATGCGGCCGCGCGCTACGGCCTCGGCCATCCAGATCTCATAGATCGGAGCGCAGAAGTCGTTGACAAACCACTCGCGGCGCATTTTGAAGGCTTTCCACGCCTCCAGCATCGCTGCGCGGCTCGCGCTGTACGAGCTGTTGAAGGCTTTCAGCAGCAGGTCGGCCGGGATCTCGAGGGCTGCGCCCACCTGCTCGCAGATCGCACGCAGGAAGGCGTTGAAGCCGCTGGCTGGACGCTTGGGATCCGCGAAGGTTACGTCCTCGCCGGGCTCCATGATGTTGATCTGGCCGGGGCCCATTTCGTACTCATTGGGATCGCGGCTGACCTCCGGCAGCGAGCTCCCCACCTCGTTGAATGGGTTGTCGCTCGAGCCGGCTTCGGTTTTGATGAAGGCGGTGAAGAACGACTCGACGATGGCAGCAGTCAGCTCGCTCTCGGTGTAGCGTCTGAGCTGAAGCAGCGGCTCGATGGCCTGCGCCAGATAGCTGACGCCGCGGTACTGATCCGGGCGCTCGCTGTCCATGATGTGCAGGATGTTCGGAAGGCCGGTGCGGTCTCCGTATGCTTTCACCCGGGCCCACTTGGTCGACGCTGTGCCGAGCTCGAGGGGGTAGGTGCTGCGGATGTGGTATGCCTCGATCATGCCGCTGCCATTCACTTCGACGCCGTCGTAGATGGTGTTGCCGTTGGCAGCCTTGCCGGTTGTCGTCAGCAGCGGGGTGATGACGCCGGAGTCTGTCGGCGTTGCCACGCGGTCGGCTTCGACGAGATGGATGCGCAGAGAGTACGGCATGAGGTCGGTCGGGTCGTACTGCTTGACGACTGCGAACACATCGCCGCTCACCAGCCACGAAGCGAGCGCGAGCTGCTGCATAGAGTAGAAGTTGTTGACGCCGGTGGCGTCGCAGGCAGCCTTCCGGCTGGCCCACATGGAGAACTCCCGCTCTGTCTTGGCCTGCCACTCGTCAGCCGCAGCCTGATCCATGCCGAGCGTCACGCGGTCGATGCGGCTCTGGAGCTTCAGGCCGACGCCGATGACGTTGGTGCGGTTGGTCTTGATGGCCGACGTGGCGATGGGCGCGGCCATGTAGAGCATCCTCGCCCTCTGGCGCAGCGTCCCGTTGTGGGCGTCGATGTCCTCCTTCGGGCTGCCGCTCATGGCGTTGAAGCCTTTGGTCGATTTCTTGTGCCAGCTCGCGCCGGCGTCGCCATAGCCCTTATTCACAAGGCGAGGGGGGCGGCCACTCAGATCACGAGGCGGCTGTCCACCTTGGGGGCGGCTTCTCTTTTTCTTTTTGCTGATGGTGCTCACCTCCTTTCAGAGAGATGACAGGGCTGCCGAGAGTAAAGGAGCGAAAACTCCCGGTAGCTCTGCCTATGAAAAAAGCCCCGAAGGGCTTCTTTCCGTGTTTACCAGTCCCGAGGGACGACGCCGATCGCCTTGCGGGGCCGCTGTCCATTCAGCGCTCCCTCGAGTGCTGCGATCTCGTCCTCGAGCTCTTTGATGGCGGCCCGGATCGTGCTGAGGTCTGTGTTGTACCGTGCCAGATTGCGGGATCCGATGCCGTAGCTCTGGACGCCTCCGTCCAGCATCTCGGCCTCCCGCTTGATATAGAGTGCGAGGCGCTCCCGCTTTGCGGTGAGCTCGATCTCGATGGTCTTGCGTGTTTTCATGCTGTGTCCTCCTTACCAGTCGTCGAAGGCGCTGGACGCCTTGCTGCGTTTTGTGCGCTGTCTTGGCTGCGGCCGCTGCGGCTCTGGCTCTGCGAGCCCTTTCAGCCGGCGCTCGACCGCGTCCATGTCGGGGTTGATGATCTTCAGGCCGGCCATCGCGTAGTCGCGGCAGTCGAGGGGCTCGTTGCGAGCGTGCCCCGGCAGCTTGACCCACGCCCACTGGTCGCCGCGCTTGGTGCGCGTGAGCTCCAGCTTCTCGGAGAGCAGACCGTTGAAGAAGTTGAGATCATAGCCGGCGTCCGGGTGCCGGTTGAAATGGCAATAGCGCGGCCCGGGCTCCTGCACTTTGATGTTGCTCATGATGGCAGCCTTGCCGGCGTCGACGCCGATGGTGTAGAGCCAGCAGGTGATCTTCTTATTGTCGCGGATCGCGACCCTTGTGGGCGGGCTGACGTATGGGATCCCGTCGCCGCCCTTGCCCTTGATAGCAAACACTCGCTTGCCTTGGCGGGCTCGGCAGGCTTCATAGACCTCTTGCGTGAAGTGGCCGCCGGAGTCGACGCAGGTGATGGAGATCTTCAGCCCGCGGCCGCTCTTGAAGGTGTAAACGTGATCGACGACGTCGTCGAGCCGTTGCCAGACCTCCGGGGTGTCTGGTCGGCCCATGATGACGCCCTTGACTATGCCCCACGTCTCACCATAGTGGCCGTGACCGACTACCTCGTACTCGAGGCGGTTGTCCTGCGTGTCGACGCCGCAGGTGAGCACCAGCACGCCATCGGGCAGCTCCACAGGGGCGCCATCTTGGCGTGTGCCGTAGTCCTCGCGCCGGGCGAGCATGGTGTCCTCGTCGGCGAGGTCGCCGCGATCCTCCCACAGCTTGCCGAGCAGCGTGTTGTAGACTACCTTGAGGCGCTGCGGGTCATCCTTGGCCTCGAGGAACTTGAGGACGATCTTGCTCCACGGCGTCCACGGGCTCGAGAAGGCGTTGAGCCAGAAGGATCTCACGCCTTTGGCGTAGGCGTCAGGGTTGTCCGCGATCCACTCGGCAGGCTGCCGGCGCATTGTCTCCTCAGAGATCACGCAGCCGCAGCCCGGGCAGATCCACGAGACTTCGCCCTTGAGCTTCCACGACTTTTTCCCGCGGATCCTCGTCACCTCCGGCTCGAAGCGGATGTTGTCGAAGTCGATCTCGTGATACTCGCCGCACTCAGGGCAGAGATGGCACCAGCGCTCTTGGGTGCCGGAGTAGAAGCTGGTCTCGATGTTGCTGTTGCCTTTGATGGTCGGGGTGGAGACCTCGACCGCTTTGGCGTTGTAGTAGGTAGCCTGTCTGGCCTCGGCCAGCGCCCACGGGTCGCCCTCGGTACCGGCGCTCGTGGCCCATCGGTCACGCTCGTCGCCTATGATGTAGCGGGCCGGTGTAGATGCAAGCGCGGAGGCGCTGTTGGAGCCCGTCAGGGTCAGCATACCGCCGGGGAAGGATTTCTGGAGGATCGTGTTGCCGCTGTCCTTCGCCTTGACGTCGTGGACTTTAGCCTTCAGGCGTTTGCTGTCGCGGATCATCGGAGCGACGCGCAGGCGGCTGAACTTTCTGGCGTCCTCGATGGTCGGGTGGACGTAGAGGATGCTGCCCGGGTCTTGGTCGATGATGTAGCCGATGATGTTGAGCTCGAGCTCAGACTTGCCGACCTGCGATGCTGCGACCATGACGATCTTGCGCACCTTCGGATCCGTGAAGGCTTTCATCGGCTCCTCGAGGTATGGGGTGCGCTTGGTACGCCACGGGCCAGCCTCGGCCGAGCTTTCAGGCGAGAGGCGGCGGTGTCTGTCGGCCCACTCGTCCACGGTCAGGCTCTCGGGCGGCCTGAAGTTTTTCAGGGCTCCCGAGATCGCTGCATTGATCTTGGCGGCGGCTGCCTTAGTCGTCCTCGCCATCGGAGATCTCGCTCCAGCCTTCCCGATCCCTTACCCGCCGCGCATATTCTTCGGGATCGTATTTATAGGCAGCCAGCTCCTCGAGGACTTTGTAGACCTCGGCGCGGATGACCTCGGACGCTTCTGCTGGAGTCTTGACGGCCACTACGTCGACGGCCAGACGGCCCGGCAGGGCCATCAGCATCGAGCGGATCGTGTAGACGAGGTCGGTCATGACCGCCTCGACGTCCTCGCTGCGGTGCATTTTCCCCTCGAGCTCCTTGAGCTGGAGGGCTGCCATGTCAGCTTTGCTTCGCTTCAGATCTGCCTCGGCCTCCAGCTTGCGGCCTTCGGTCTCGGCGTCCTTCTTTGTGGGCTCCCGGCCGTTGGCCTTCTCGGTCAGGTATCTGATGTACTTCTGGATCGTCGCGAGCAGGTCGTAGCGGTTGGCGTTGCCCTGCTTCGTGGCGCTGATGATGCCCTCCTGCGTGAGCTGCTGCACTCGGCGGGTAGTGACGCCGAACAGGGCTGCGATGGTCTTGCTGTCGACGAGCTTGGCGCCGGGGGTGCTGTTGTTGTTCGGCATGGCCTCCCTCCTTTCTGAAGTGCTGCCGGTGGCCGTTGGCGAAACGAAACGGCCCGAAAATTTTTCTCTGAGTCTGTGCGTTTTTTGGGCTCGCCAGCACCGCAGGCGTTAGGGGTGCGCCACAGTACCTTCGGCGGCGCAGTGGCCCCGTGGAGCGGCTGTCGTCGCGTCTGCGGCGCGTTTTCTGCCCGGCTGGTGTTGGCGCTCGGGTGGACGGCCCGGGCCGTCTGAGGGGTGTCCTCGTGGCTCTGGTGCGGTCACTTGCCGAGGGCTCGACTGAGGTGGTGGTCGAGGCGCTTGGACGTCTCCTCGGTGAGCTTGGTCATGATGGCCTCGTGTGTGCGCTCACTCGTCACCATTTGAGGGACTGAGATGGTGGTGAATTTCTCGATGTTGGTGCGGGTGGGGCTCATTCGCTGGAATGGGATCCAGTTGGTGCCGTCTGCTTTGGCGTTGCCGGTGCCCATCAGAATATTGTGAGAGCGCTGCGAGAAGGGGCCGCCCGGGGTACGGGTATTCTTATATCGGCCGATGACCTGCTTCTTGCCCTTGATGACCTGCATCTTCAGCGTGTAGCTCTTGCCCTTGGGTGGAGCCTTTGGCGTCATGCCGAAGTGGACAGGAGTGAGCAGCCTGCCCTCATAGGTGAAAGCCAGCTCCTCGAAGGTCTCGCCGGTGATCCTCAAAGTGCCGGCCATCTTCTTCGGCTTGGCTCCCTTGCCGCTGGAGGGGGTGATCTCGCCTTTCTTAATGTTGTAGACCTGCACGACCTCGCTGGCGATCCAGCCCGGGGCTCTGGCCTTGACGTCCTTCAGGGTGTTGCTGATGGCCTTCTTCCCGCTGTCCTCGATGGCCTTGATGTCCGTGAGGAGCTGCTGGAAGTTTTCGACCTGCGTGGTGATGGTGCTGCGGGGCACGATCTCGCCTCCTTTCTCTGGATATGGAAAAGCCGCCAGAGGGCCGGGCCTTTGGCGGTCTTGGTTTACTGGTGCAGGCGGGGAGACTTGAACTCCCACGACGTCGGGGTCACGAGCTTCTGAGGCTCGCGTGTCTGCCTATTCCACCACGCCTGCGCATAAGAAAAGCCGCCGGGCTTGATGTAGCTCGACGGCTTGGGTCTGTCTCTGGTTTTAATGTGGCCGCCTTTCGGTCGTCTCCCCTGCGCAGGGCCTCCGTCCGGCGGTCTTTTGCATTGTATAGGATAACACGGGCTCTGGGTGCCTTTCAATGCCTTTTGTTCCCCTTTACTACCTCCTGACTGCCTTTTACTTCCCCGGGATCCTCTCGCTCCAGTATGTCAGCCAGATCCAGAAGGGCCCGGCCGTGGATCTTATAGGTGCGGCGCAGGTAGGACTCGGAACGGGTCAGGTAGCCGGGCTCGGTTCCGAACAGAGCGAAGGCGACGTCGTTCCAGTCTGCCCGGTCGAAGTAGCGCAGCCGGATGACGGCACGCTTGTCGGGGTCGTCGATCTGGCGCAGCATGGCCTCGATGGCCCGGTTTTCTTCGCGCTCCTCGGCGTTGAGCTCTTTGATGTGATCCTCGAGCTCGATCTTCTTGGCTGCCTCTACGGCGACGCGGTTGGAGACGCCGCCCTTCGGCCGTGGCATACCTGACAGATCTGGCCCGGGTGGGCTGCCGTAGGTCAGGAGCAGGCGATCGAGGCGCTCGACCTCGTTGTCGATCTCGCGCAGCAGCTTCAGGTACGCGGCGAGCCTGTCTTTGATCCTCTTGGTTTTCGGTTGCTCGTTCATATTTTCAGGGCGTCACTCCTGCTCACCTCCTTCGTCGTCGGGCTCGAAGATCTCGGCGATGGCTTCCCGTGGGAGCTCCTTGCCTTGACGGACGCAGCGGACGTTGTTATTGCCTGTGATGCGGATGTAGCGCTTCACGATCACATCGGTGAAGGCTGGCGTCAGCTCCATCAGGTACGAGGGCTGCCCGTGTGCCTCGCAGGCGGCCATTGTTGTGCCGGATCCTCCGAAGGGGTCATAGACGCCCGCGGCGAAGTCCGTGTTGTCGACCAGCTTCTCCAGCAGCTCGACGGGTTTCTGTGTTGGGTGCAGCTCATTCCCGGAGCGGGAGACGCTCAGGACGTTGCCGTAGCCTTTGTGGCCGTCGAAGTGCGTGGCGGCTCTGGCTCCGAACAGTATGAGCTCATGCTGCGATCTCCAGCCGACGCCCATGCCCGGCGTGCCCTTGTCCCATACGATCTCGGATTTGACGCCGAAGCCGGCGGCCTCGACCAGATCGAACAGGTACACCCACATTCGCCAGTCGGTGAAGATGTAGGCGTAGAGGCAGGGGATGTCGGTCAGCGCTCCGCGGATCAGGTTTTGGTAGCCGCGGGTGCTGAGGATGTCGTTGGCGATCTTCGGCGCCTTGCCATCTTTTCGCATGGTGCCGATGCTGCCGGTGGACTTCTGCGACTCCTTGGAGCCGCCTGAACAGTAGGGCGGGTCGGTCAGCAGGATCTCCGGCGTCGCTCCGTCCAGAAGCAGCGCTCGATCCTCCGGCCGTGTGCAGTCGCCGCAGAGGACGCGGTGCTGGCCGAGGATCCAGAGGTCGCCGTACTGAGTGACCGGCGCAGCGGGCAGCGGGATCTCCTCGTCGGGGTCGCCCTTCAGCTCCTTCTCGTGGATGGCCTCAGAGAGCGCGGTCACGATATTTCCGTAGTCCTCCTCAGTGTAGCCGGACAGCATGAACGGGATCTCGCCGGTGTCTATGTCCGCAAATACCTCGGCGAGCATCCTGTTGTCGGTGGTGGCGAGCTCGGCGATGCGGTTGTCGGCCGTCAGATCAGCCAGCTCCTCGGCCTCGCTCGCGTAGTTTTGGTAGTCGACCGGCACCTGCTTCAGACCTTCGAGCTCGGCGGCCATGAGACGGCCGTGGCCCTTGACGATCAGGCCGGAGCGTGTGCTGACAGTGATCGGGCCGCGCCAGCCGGTTGCCCGGATGATGGCGCCGAGGGCTTTGATCTGCTCCGGCGGGTGCTGGTTGGGGTTTTTCGGGTTGGGCTGGAGCTCCTTGACGTCGACGATGGCGTCATGGGCGCAAAACACAGGGACGCCGTCGGCCTGCGCCTTCGGCTCCGCTGTTGTCTGGTACTCGTAGATCTCCGGGCCCTGCGGTGCTTGGTGTTTATCGTTTGCCATTGGCAGAGCCTCCTCTCTTGAAGTTGCCGGCCTGCGGGCAGGTGGCCCAGTGTGGCCGGTACCCTGCGTCGGTTGCGTCGGCCCCGCTGACGATCTCGCAGCTCACTACCTCGCCGCGGTTGGTGACGACCTTGTCCTTGCCTCCGGGCGCAATCCTATAATAGACCGGCGCCGGATCGCAGGGCATGGACTTCCCGCCCGGGGTCTTGATCCAGAGGATCGGAGCGCCGCAGCCTCGGCAGGTTGACTTAGTCATGGGGCACCTCCTCGAGACGCCCGGCGAGCCGGTGCAGCTTGGCCTCCTCGACCTCACTGGTGTCGACGCCGTAGATGATGCAGAGCTGGTCGAGCATGATCCTGACGTCTGCGATCTCCTCGACGACGTTCTCGACCGCGGCGGCCAGCTCGGGGCCGGGCTGCGCTCGTCTGGTCTTGCAGATGGCCTTCGTCAGCTCAGCCATCTCCTCGACGGCCATGTCGGCTTGTGCCCGGGTGCCGTAGGTGGTGATCGCACGCTTCAGGAGCGTGCTGCGTTCCTCAGCGGTCATGGCGGGCCCTCCGTTCTGCCTGCTTGAAGTAGGCGATCCGGCGCTTGAGCTCGACGTTTGACTCTCCGGGCTGGCGCTCGAGGCCGTACTTGGCAGCATCGGCGTCCACGGAGGCCGCAGCGGCGTCGGCTCTCTGGTTTTCCTCCACCTGCTGCGCCGTGACCTTCACGACGGCGACCACGAGGACGATCAGGATGATGACGATGGCGATGGCGGTGGGGATCCAGAGCGGAGCCAGCACCCACAGCCAGCTCCAGTCGATGAAGCCGGTGAGCTTCAGGACGATGAAGGCGACGGCCAGCAGGCTCAGGAAGATCCCGCCGCCGGTCGCGCTGGTTTTGTTGTCTTTCATGATTTGCCTCCTTTCAGGGCGCAGGCCGTACAAGCGGCCCGCAGGTCGGGCTCGGCTGCGAGGGCCTGCCGGGCGAGATCGCTCTCCCAACATTCGCTCCCACAGATCGGGCAGGTGACGAGCTTCCAGTCCTCGCGGCCGGGGTCGGGGATGTTTGCCTTCATAGGCAGCGTGAGGATCCCGCCGTCGCCGATCTGGTGTGGCGTGATGGTGAAGCCTTCAGGCTTGTCGGGGATCATGGCGTCGAGGATCTGGTTGTATTTCTCGAAGATGGCAGCCTCAGCAGCTTCCCACTCGGGGCCGTGGCCGGCTTCCTCGCCGACTGCGACGTGGGCCAGCTCGTGAGACAGGAGCTCGGGCGCTGCGCTGATCGGCGCCTCTGCCGAGATGCAGACGACGGGCGTGCTGCCGTCGTCCGGGAATATGGTCACGCCGTAAGCCGGCCGCTGGTCGTCGTCAGTCAGACCGGGGACGAGCTGCGCGTAGTATTCGATGCCGGGGTAGAGCTCGTCGAAGGCGAGCGCCACGATGGCGCATGGGTCATTCATGAAGGGTGAGGCCATCGATCCGATCTTCTCGTAGCCCTTCAGGGCGGTGTAGAGCTGCCGCAGCATGGCCCTGAGCTCGTCCTTGTTGATGGCGTTGAGCGTGGGGCCGTTCAGCATCAGGTCGAGCATCTTGTCACTCCAGTCCTGAATGAGATGTGTCTCCTTTGTGAAGCGGTCGAGAGCGCCGGGCTCTGCGTTGACCTTCTTGCGTGTCAGGGGTTTGTATTCGCTCATGGTGTGCTCCTTTCAGTGAAGCCGAGCGGGCCGCAGCCCGCCCGGCCGGATCCTTACTGCATGACGACGACCTTGCCGGCCTCGATCAGATCGGCGAGGTGCGTGTTGAAGTAGTCGGCGATGTTCTTCTTGGCCTCGAGCTTCCAGATGCCGCCGTCAGCCTCGAAGAAGCCGATCCCCTCCTGCGGATCCACGCGGATCAGGAACTCACTCTCAGGCTGTGCGATCTCAAGGAATGTGCGGAAGGGCTGGAGCTGGACGCGAGGCTTGATGTCGACCAGCATATTGAGGCTGACGCCCTGCTTGGCTTCCACCTGCTGCGTGACTCCGTTGTCCCGGGTTGTGACGCTGTTCTCGTCGGTCATTCTGGAGAGCAGGTCGAGCAGGTACGCGGTGCCCTCGTTGGGGATGAACAGACTGCGCAGCTCGATCAGGGCCACTTCGCGGCCTCTGAAGCCCGTGCGCAGGCCGGGCGCGTCTGCTTTGGCCTTGTAGAGCATATTGCGGGAGAAGTCGCCGAGGTATGTGGTCATGACCTCGACCTCGTTGTGAGCCTTGGCCTGCACCATGATGACGGTGCCGACCTTCTCGAGCTCGGTGCGGATCAGCTTGCAGATCCCGTCCAGACCGCTGACGCTGATGCAGTCAGGGCGATCCACATGGGGAGGGATGCGGGTCAGGTTGCTGTCGGCATAGGTCTGGCCGCCGATCTCGAAGGTCTTGGTCTCCTTCAGGCTTACGATCTTATCTATCATTTTTGCGAGCATTGTGTTGTCCTCCTTCTATGTGTTAGCTCGATGCGAGCAGTTTCAGGATCTTCGGGTGTTCCTGCTGAGTCCCGTCGATGTTGAGCTGGCCGGGGATCTGCGGCACCATTTCGGCCACGACCATTTCGCCGTTGCCGTCGCTGGTGATGCAGAGGGACGTCGCGACGGGGTTGGTGGCTGCGAGGGTAGACTTGGCCGTCACGGCGACTTGGATCTGGCGGCGCTCGTCGTCGGGTGTCAGCTCGATGGTGAGGGTGATCTTGCGCTTTGCGGTGGCTTTGGTGTTACGGTCGAGAATGTTGTCGATCACGCGGGTCATCTCGTAGTCGACGCGCTCCTCGAAGGCGCCCTTTGCCATCTGGAGGATGCTGTTGCGGGTTTCGTTCATGGGTTTACTCCTTTCTGGCCCATACGGCCTCGGTCGCTTCCGATCTGGTGGCCTTCCTGCGGCCGACCGTCTCGAGGACTCCCATCTCCTTCAGCTCGGTGAGCCTCGGGGCGACGTAGTTGCGGTTGAAGTACGGGATCTTGCCGGCGGTGACGAGCTCCTCGGTGATCTCGCTTGCCGTCATCTGGCGGCTGCCGAGGGTCTCAAGGATCAGGCGGCAGCGCTTCCCGCGCTTCGGGATGATGGCGTCATAGCTCTGACGCCGAGTCTCTCTTGTGGTGGTGTTCATCATTGGCCTCCTTTCCGGGTTTCGTTGCCTTCTCGATGCGGCGAAGGTACGGGCGCAGCTTGTCGATCTCGGCTGCCACGATGTAGCGGACGACGTCGATGGTGATGGTCTGCTCTCTGGTTTCGCGGTCGATCTCTGCGGCGATCCTTGCAGCCTCTCGGTCTCGCTGTGTCTTGTTTTGGTAGGTGATGCTGTATTCGTGGCCGGCCCTCGTCGTGATCTTCAGGCGGTGCGGGTACTCGCCGGCCGTCTGATCCTGCGTGATCGCCTCGATCTCTCCGGCCGCGAGGTGGTAGTAGCTGCCGATCCTTATCATCGCGCCGCCTCCTTTTTGAGCTCTCGCTTTGCCTTGGAGATCAGCCAATCCCTGATACACTTGTCGCAGGTGGCCTCGTCGACGTGGATCCTCCGGCACTGGCTGACGTCCTCGTAGCGGCAGCAGCCGGCGGCTTGCATGACCCGGGCGGCGATCTTCAGAGCCCTGGCCTCGACCGTGTCCTTCATGGCGTCACCTCCCCGGGGATCTCGATGCCGTCCAGCAGTTTGATGTACCCGGCCACGGCCGGCACCTCATAGCGCTCGAGCTCGGCCTGCTTGATGTACTTGCGGCCGTATGTTTCGGCCATGTCCCTCCATACCGGCCACGGGACGCGGTAGAAGTCGCAGAGGCCGAAGCTGACCAGCACGAAGGAGAGAGCGCCGAGGCGGTGGTGGGCCTCGAGGTCATCCTGCTGCTCTTGGGTGAGTCGGCGCTGCTCGATGCGGTCGTCGTCCGTGTGCTTCGCCTCGAAGTAGATGCTCCGACCGCCCTTCAGGGTGCCGCCGTAGTCAGGCTGCGCCTGCTTGGTGTAGCAGGCCATGAACTGCCCCTTGCGGTTTTTGGCGCCGAGCGGCTTCATCGGCTCCGGCGTCTTTTCGATCTTGGCGATCCCGCGCTCGAGGTAGTAGTCGCAGGAGGCTGAGATCATGTTCTCGAAGTGCTCCCCGGCGACTCTTGAGCGCTGCCCGGTGATCTGGCGCCGGATGTTCTTCTCGGCCTCGTAGGGCGTCGGGTCGCGATAGCCTTCGGCGTTTTTGCGTGGGTCGTAGCGGTTAGTCACAACTGTCACCTCCCGGGCCGATCTCGAAGTGAGTCCCGGGATCCATTCGCAGGCGGTCGGCGATGTCGAGGATGATGTTGCCGTCGAGCTCCACGCTGACAGATCCGGGCCCGAAGCCGGGCGGCGTCGGCAGGTGGATGGTCACGCCGCCGATCTCAGGCAGCTCCTCAGCTTCAGGCTCAGGATCTCCGATCTTGCTGATGGCCTCGAAGCCGTTGAGGACGGGGATCCCGCGCTCCTTGGCAAGCTCGATCTCAACAGCCATGCCGGCAGAGGGGTGGTCGAGCCCGAAGGCCCACAGCTCGGAGCACATGAGCACCAGCTCGCGGCCCATGCTCAGCGCCAGCTCACGCTCGGCCGGGATGGTGTCGTCCATGAACTGCGTCAGGAATATGTGAGGGGTGATGGGGATGCAGCCCTGCATCGCTGCGGCGCGGCTGTATTCCTTGGCTCTCTGGATGTTGTTCTCGTAGTCCCCGCGGCAGGGGGAGCAAATATAGACTTTTTTCATGCTGTCCTCCTATTTCTGGCGCCAGCTCTCGCCGGTGAGGGCGATGGCTCTGCACATTTCCATCAGCCGGTCGATGGTGGCCCGCGCCGTGGTGTTGTCCCCGGTGTCCTTCGGTGTCATGCGTCGGATCAGGGTCTCGGTGTCGTAGTTGGTGGTCACTATGGTCGGCAGGTATGCCTCGTAGCGGCCGTTGATGATGCTGTAAATGGTCGAGATCGCCCACTCTGTCGGCGGCTCCTTCCCGATGTCGTCGATCACGAGGAGCGGGACGCTCTTGTAGAGCTTCAGCACGCTGCCCTCGTCGACGTCGCTGCGGGAGTATGTGCGCCTGATGCGCTCCAGTAGGTCGATCATGGTCATGCAGACGACCGGGCGGCCCTGCCGGATCAGGTGATTGGCGATGGCAGCGGCGAGGTGAGTCTTGCCGGTGCCGGGTGGCCCTGCGATAAACAGACCGTTGCGGCCGGGCTCCGGCCCTCCACGTTTCGGCAGCAGATCGTCGAAGGCGTCGGCGTATCTCTTGGCTGTCGCGGCTGCCTTTCGGTTGTTCTCGGTGATCTGGAAGCTGTCGAAGGTGCGGCGCAGGAAGCGCTCACCCATGCCCGACTCGCCGATGATCTTCTGGATCTTCTCGCGCAGCCGGCGATCTTCTTCAGCCTTTCGCTCGGCTTCTTCCCGGGCTCGGCGTTCTGCTTCCACTTTCTCGTAGGCAGCCACAGCCTCGGGACAGGTGCAGCGCTCGGCGCCGTATGGCATCCACGTTACCCGCCCGCAGAACTTGATCCCCTTGTGGTATCGAGGGGCCCCGCAGAACTCGCAGGCGACCGGGTCGGGGGTGCCGGGCTTGCCGGCATACTCAGGGGAGTCGCTTCTGACGTTGAAGTTGATGCTCGTGTCATCGTCCGGCTCAGTCGTCAGACTTGAAGCCCTTCGTCCAGTTTCGGCCGGCGTCGTCGCCTTCAGGATCTCTCCGATCTGCTTCATCCACTGTCACCTCCTCGACCTCGTTCTCCCAGTAGCCGCCGTTGAGCCATGTGGCCGGGTTTGGAATGAAGCGACCGTTCTCCCGGCGCCACTGCTCCGTCCGCTTTTGCTCGTCCAGAGCGTGCATGATGGCGTCATGCAGCTCGGCGGTCGGCTTCAGGCGTTTCCATGCCTTCAGGGCTGTCGCCTTGGCGACCTTCTTCGGATATTCCTTCCAGAACTCGGCAAATCTGACTTCGATGGCCGTCGGCTTGTCGCCGTCAGCCCCCTCGCCAGAGGGGGAAGGGGGGTCTTTACCTTCTCTGGTGTTATCTTCTCTGGTCTGGTCTACTCTGCCTGCGGTTTTCTTTCGGCCCCCCTTCGGACGACCGCCGGGCGTTTGGTGGTCGTCGGGAGTTTCGCGGGCGGCCGCGGAGGCAGCAGCGCGGCGGCGCTGTGAGCGCTCTTTTTCGGCCTGCCTCTGGTCGATCAGCTTGCCGGCGTACTCGTACCAGTCGTGGATCTCGAGGTCTCCGTCCTCTTTTTCATCCAGCCAGCCGGCCCGGATCAGCGCTCCGGCCAGCTTTTCGGCCGGGCCATCATACTGAGCGGCCCGAGCGATCATGCGCGGCGTGATGCCGGTGAGCTGCCCCGTGGGGGCGTTGTCGAGGGCCCACAGCCAGAAGGAGATCAGCAGCCCCATCATGTGAGGCGGGGTTACCTCGAGCTCGTCGGCTGCGTCGTAGAGCTTGCGGTGATCTTTTAGGGTCTGATGCACTTGGATCCATGCCACGGTCGTCACCTCCTTTCGTGTGGTCGCATTGTCGTGGCTGCTATTTGGTCAGCCGCCGGTTGTCCGGCGGTTTGGTTAGAAGGGAAGGTCGTCGTCATTGAGCGGCACCTCCGTGAAGCCATCCGGGCAGGCGAAGTCGTCGCTCTGGCCCTGCTGACCGGCGCTCTGGCCGTCCTTCTTGCTGTCGCTGAAGTGGATGCTCCTGACGGTGATCTCGACGGCCTTGCGGCGGTTTCCGTCCTTGTCCTCATAGCTGCGACTGCCGAGCTCGCCCTCGACGATCACGAGGCGGCCCTTGCTGAGGTACTTGCTGACAAACTCGGCCTGCTGGCGCCACGCCACGCAGTCGATGAAGTGGGTGATCCTGTCCCCGTTGGCCGTTTTTCGGCCGGTATCGCTCGCGAGGGTGAAGCTGGTGATCGCTGTGCCCTGCGCGGTATATCTGAGCTCAGGGTCGGCCGTGAGCCGGCCCTGAAGTCCTACATGGTTATACATTCTGCTGACCTCCTTGCTGGTTGTGCTGTGCTGCCGCAGCGTCGAGGGATGCGCAGATCTCGTCGTACTCCTGACGGCTCAGGGTGGCGGGATCCTGCTTCTTGTATTTCTCGAGGATGCGGGCGTCGGTGCGCTCCTTGGTCATACCGGCGGCTTCGGCCTTCTTATAGAGCCGGCCGAGTTGAGCGTCGCTGAGCTTGCCGGTGCCCTGACGTTGCTGACCTTGCTGGCTCCGCTGCTGCTGGCTGCCGGATCCGCTGGATCCTTTGCCCTGTGCGCTGAAGTCACTGTTGTCAGGATCGTCCTCGCCTTGGTCGACGGTGAACTTCTCGAAAAGGTAGTATTTCAGGGCGTAGGTGTGGGCCGCGCCTTTGGCCTTGGCCGGGTCATCGTTCCAGCCGAGGGCGTGGATCGTGGCCTCGATGGTCTCGTCCTCGTTATTGAGATTTGTCCAGCGGATCGTCAGGTCGGCCTCATAGAGGAACATGAGCTTGTCGCCGTTCCTCGTCTTGGTCTGCATGGTGATCCAGTAGAGCGGGTCGCCGTTGTCGCTGTGCTTCGTGGCCTCCTCGCGGATGACATCGAAGTCGACGCCGAGAGCGTTCATGATCGGGGTGATCTTCTCCCACACGTCGTAGATCTTGGCGTACTTGTAGCTGACGCCGTCGCTGTGCTGCTTCTTCACGATCTCCGGGCAGGCTTTCCGCATTTCAACGAGCTTCTGCCGAAGGGACAGACAGCTCGCAACGGGCTCAGCCTGATCGGCGGCAGCGGCCGGCTGTTCGCCGGCGGGTTTCTTTGTGTTCTCTGCCATGCTGTGCCTCCTTTATGCTTCGACCCTGAAGGTGTCCGGGGTCTCTGTGACGGTGATGCCTTCGATGATCTCGCCGGTCTCCTCGATGGTGGCGACGGATCCGACGAGCATGACCTTCTTCTTCAGCTCGCCCCACTTGGCCGACTCAGTGGTCTTGACGAAGTCCCCGAAGCCGTTGGCCCTCAGCCACGGCACCAGCTTCTCGTCGTCGACGGTAGCCTTCGGGGCTCCCTTTTTCAGGGTGAGGGTGCCAGAGAGGAGGCGGTACTTCTCGGTCGTCTTGGTTTTCTTGTGGGGAACAGTCTGGAAGAAGTCGGCGAGGCAAGATGTCAGGAAGGCGGTGCCGTTGTTGTAGCGCCGCTCTGCTGCGGCGAGCTTGTCCTGTATGGCCGCGATCTGCTGCTCGCCGAGCTCCTTCAGGCGCTCGTACTCGCTGCGCTCCTCGTTGATCTTGCGGACGGCCCAGTCAGCGCAGCGGTCGTCGGTGATCCTGAAGGGCGGGCGCTCCTCCGGCTCGATGGAGCCGATGTCGAACTGTTCCAGCTCCTCGAGGGTAACGGACGGCAGCGGGGTGGCCTCTTGAGCTCCCGAGACTTCCTCGGCTGCTGCGGCCTGTTCTGCGGCGATCGCCGCGGTGGTTTTATCGCTCATTGTTTTGGCTCCTTTCTGCGAAGAAGCGGTGGCCGCCGACTTCGATGACGAAGATCTGGCTCTCGTGCCACTCGCTCTCGACGATGGCGGGGTTATAGAAATACATGACAGGCTCGTCCACGACGAGCTCGCCACGGTCAAACACTGCGGCGACGGCGTCCTTCACGCTCTGAGAGGGCTCCGGGCGACTGGCGGTGTATTTGTATTTGACGACGACCTCCGACGGCTGGAGGCCGGTCTTTTCGGTTGCTGTGAGTATGCACTGGGCGACCAGCATCTTGCCCTCGAAGGACTCGCCGCCGGCTTCTGCCATGACTACGCGCTCGACCGTGTCACGTTCCTCGGCGGTCAGAGTGTAGCGTGCGGCTGGTGTCGCCGTGGCGGCCGGAGCGCTGGTGGTGCTGATGATCGGCCGTTCCACCACGATCGGGGTGCTGGTGCTGACGTCCGGGATCTCGGCTGCTGCTGCGTTCCAGATGATCCTCACAAGAGATGCCACGCCCCACACGAGGGCGATCAGGACGGCGATCAGGATCAGCAGCGCGATGATCCTGCGGCGGCGGTACTTGGCGCGGCGCTTTTTTTGTGCTATACTTCGGGTGCGGGATCCGTGAGCTGGCTGGCTTGATGGTATTCTCGCGGGGGCTACCTGTTGCAGCGGGTAGCCTCTTTTTTGTGTCATGGCTTCCATGGTTGGCTCCTTTCAATCTGACGCCCGGGCTGCCATCTTCGCGGCGCAGTCGGCCATTGTGTAGTCGCTGAACTCCGTCTCGTTGACGGTGTCGGCGGTCAGCAGCACGAGGTACTCGTTGTCGAAGTAGTCGACGTCCGGGTAGTGCCCCCGGTAGTAGTCGAGCTTTCTCCTTGCGTATAACTCGCTGCGCTCCCATGTGTGGTCGGGGATCATTCTGTCGAGGTGATCCTCGACGCGCTCCCGCAGCGCAGCGCTTGAGATGGTGATGGGTGCGCTTTTGCTCATGGTGTCACCTCCGGGCGATCTTGGCCGGGAGTGTTTGCTCAGGCCGGGTCATGGTTTTGATGAAGCTCTGCGGCTCGTATCTGACGCCGGTGATCCGGCGGCCGCTGACGCCGTACTTCGGGTTGTAGCCGAACAGGTTGACGTAGGCAGCGAGATCGCTGCGCTCCTCGTCCATCGCCTTCAGCACCTCGAACAGCGCCAGCACGTCGTCGATGGCCCGGTGGCTGTTCTGCACCTTGTCCTCGAGCTCGTAGGCGAGGATCGCGTTGGCGAGCTTGTGCGGGTATGGCCGGCGGTCTTTGTAGACAGTCAGACTGTCGAGCCAGTCGATCCGGCCGATCTTCACGCCACGCAGCAGGCCACGCAGGAAGCAGGCGTCGAACTGTGCATTATGGGCTACCATCAGGACAGGGCCGGGCTGCATCAGCTTCGCGATCTGTCCGGCTGCCTTCGCCGGCTGTACGCCCTCAGTCTGAAGGGTGCGGTCGGTGATGCCGGTGAGGGCGGTGATGTTCTCGTCCAGTTTCTCGCCCTCCGGCAGCTTGATGAAGCTGTCCATCTTGCCGGCGATGCGCAGGGCCCCGGAGGCGGTGCGCTCCACTCTGAGGGCGGCCAGCTCGATGATCTGGTGCTTGTCCGGCTCGAGGCCACTGGTCTCTGTGTCGAAGATGACGAGGGCCTTGTACTTGTCCAGCAGGCTGCTCAGGTTACTCATGGGCCACCTCCTGATCGCGGGCTGCTCTCAGGGTGCCGAACATGAAGGCAGCGGCCGCCTTGAGCTGATCCGCGGTGGCAAATGTGCCGCCCAGCTCCTCAGCCAGCTCCTTGACGATCTCACCCGCCTGATCGGCAGCGACGTCCTCCTCGTCGAGGGAGATCAGGAGATCGGAGTCCAGATAACAAGCGGGGCGCAGGCCGAGGCCGCCGTAGTAGGCGCCGTCCCCGCCCAGCGCGCCATCGGCGTAGACGCGGCGGGCGCTATGCTCGTACCCATTCTCGGCAGTGCTGACCGCAGTGGAGAGCCACCACCAGTCGTCTGCGTTGGGGATCACGTCGCGGTTGCGGCGGTACTGGTCGACGGTCAGGAGGAAGATGGTGACGTTGCAGGTGCCGTAGTGCTTCAGGCCGTCATCGGCGGTCAGATCGAGCTCGCTGCGGAGGAAGGCCCCGGCGTTGCCGCCGGCTGCTTCGTGCAGGTTGTCGAGGAAGGGGCCGTTCAGGTAGGCGTTGCTGCTGGCCTTGGCGAAGTTGTTGCAGTTGTCGACGTCGAAGGCTTTCTCCTCGACGATGTTCTCGGTCAGGCAGAGGGTACGGCCTGCGGGGTCATGTTCCAGCACGATCCAGCGCTGGCCTGCGAAGGTGAAGGCCGCGCCGCGGGGGCTGCTCTTGAGTGCTTTCTTCATGGTTTTGCTCCTTTCGTATATGGGCGCCGGCCTCTCGGCTCGGCTTGGATCTGCTTCAGGGTGGCGCCGGCTCTCAGCTTGCTCTCGCAGTGCGGGCAGATGTAGCCGGTGGCCGGGATCTTCTGGTATATGCTGACATTCCAGTCGAGGCCGCAGCCGACGCACTTCGCGGTCATGAGCTGCCACCTCCTTCGGCGAGGGCTGCGATCAGAGCCCTCCAGATCCGGCGGCGGTACTTCTTGCGCGTCCTGAGCTTCTTGGCGTGTTTCGCGAGGTGCAGCCATTTCCCGGGCACGACGCCGGCGGCGATGCTCTCGATGAAGCGGCGGGCGGTTTTAGCCGCCCACTCCGCGGCGGCCCTCACTGCTTTGATGATGGCCTCGGCCATCTCCTTCAGCTTCTCGCCGATCTGGTGGAAGGCGTCGAGGATCTCCTGCATGACATCGGGGTCGATATGTAGGCCGAGATCGCTCTGCTGCATTGTGATCTCACTCACGTCGAGGCACCTCCTCCCGGGGCTTCGGCGGGCGGCCGGTGGTCAGCCATGCGAGCCAGCAGGCCCGGCAGCTCTGGTCGTCGCAGTGGACGGCGCTGTCCTCTCCACAGAAGGGAGGGCAGCAGCCAGAGAGCAGATCGGCCAGCTCGCCGGCGGTGATGTCCGGCTGCTTGATGATCTGGATCCCGGGCGCAGTGTTGGCCGGGGCCGTTTCGGACTGTCCGACGACCTCGGCTGCGACAGCCTCCATCGCTTCGATGAAGGCTTTGCGGGGGATCGAGTTGCGGTATCTGTCGAGCGTGCGGCTCGTGATGGCGGTGATGTCGTTGATCTTGCTCATGCCTGCACCTCCCGGACGTCGCTGCGGCCGAGGAGGTAGTCGACGCTGCACCCGAAATAGTCAGCCAGCTCGACCAGCCTCTCGAGAGAGGGCAGGGTCTTGGTCTCGTATGCGGAGTAGTTGCTGAGGCCGTAGCCGAGCGAGGCGGCGAGCTCCTTCTTCTCGACGCCGAGGCGCTCGCGCTCCGCTTTGATGCGCGGGCAGGTCATGGCCGCGACTTCTGTGTAGTTTCTCATGGTGTCCTCCTTACTTGTACTCGTGGATCAGCGTCCTGAAGTGGAAGCACTGGATGTTGTAGCCACCGGCGCCGATGGTCTGGATCTTGGCCTTGCCTTCAGTCCCGACGATGTAGCCGTTGATGTCACCCTCGAGGCCTATGTAAAGAGCGGAGGCGTCGGTGATTGTGCCGACGGTGCTCATGATGCGGCCGATCAGGTCGAGCAGCTTGGCCCGCTTTTCTTCTTCCATTGTCCGCTCGAGCCACTCCTCGCGCTCCTGCTCATTGGAGATCTCCAGCATCCTGAAGATGATGCCGTCGCCTTTTGCTTGGAGCTTCTTCTGGATCTGGTAGTAGTCCAGACCGCGCTCGTGCAGGAACTCGTCGACATCCTTGCGGGGCCAGAGGTTTGCGAGATCACAGTCGGACGGCTCGCGGCCTTCGTAGAGCTTGCGGGATCTTTCGAGGGAGGGGAGCGTCTGAAGGGCTTCCAGTCTGGCGGCCCGCTCCGCAGCTCTCAGCTCCTTGCGGTACTCGATGAAGCGGATCCGCTTCTGACGGTAGTAGTCGATCGCGTGCTGCTTCCAGTTTTCGAGGAACTCCTTCAGGATCTCCGGGGCGTTGGCCTCGAGGTAGTCGTCGGAGGTGATGCGCTCGTCGAGCTTCTCCTTCCAGTTGGCGAGGATCTTCTTGGCCTCCTCGAGCTTGTCCTCAGCGCTCTCGATGTCGCTCTTTTTGATGCGGATGTCGAACTGGTCGGCGCCCTTCTGGATCAGCTTGGCGAGCTGCTCTCTGTGCTTCTGGAGAACTGCGGTGCGCTTGGCGACCTTGGCCTCTGCCTTGATAACCTTTTCTCTGAGATCGTTCTGAGTCATGTGTGTGCTCCTTTCATCTTGGCCCGGCAGGGAGCCGGGGATCTTGGCTTTTTCGTATGGGTTATGAGTGGGCCGCGGCCGCTGTGTGGCGCTTGCCCCTGCGTCTGAGCCCCTCCTGTACTTTTAGCTGCGCGACGTCCGCGCTGTATGCCTGCCGACCGTTCTGGTCGAGGGCGGGCTCGCCATACTCGTCGAGGACTGTGCCGCGGGCCAGCTCCGCATAGGCTGTGGCTGTGTGGATCCCGAGGCTTTCTGCGATGTCGGCGACTCTGGCGCCGGCTGCGTAGTCTCGCTCGAACTGCTGGCGGTCTTGCAGGCTCAGGTATTTGTAGGCTTTCACTTTCTCGCCTCCTTTCCGGGGTGTGCCCTTGATAAACGATAAAAAAATCGCGAGAACGGTCGGCCCGAGGGCTTTCGACTTATCTCGCGATAATTATATTACTGGACACTCGACTTGTCAAGTAGTTATCGCGAAAAAACGCAAAAATATTTTATGCAGCCCTTAAAATGACCTCCAGATGCCGCTCAAAAAGAGCGGCAGAGGTCTCGAAGCCGAAGATCTCGCGGGGGTAGTTGTTGAGCCACGCCTCGATCCGGGCGACCTCCTTCGCGTCGACGCTGGCGAAGCTGGTGCCCTTCGGCAGCCATCGCCGGATCATTCTGTTTTGTTTCTCGTTGCTTCCTCGCTCGTAGGAGCTGTAAGGGTGGCAGTAGTAGATCTTGGTGCGCTTGCCTTTGCCGCGGCGCTTCTTCTCGAGACCATAGCAGTCAGAGAACTCGACGCCGTTGTCGCAGGTGATGGTCTTGAAGATCTCCGGGAAGTGCTTGCCGAACTTCCACTCGATGCGGTTGAGTGCCTTCACGACGCTGGCCGCCGTCCGATCTGGCATGAGGATCATGAACTCGTGGCGGGTGAGGCGCTCGGTCAGCACCAGCAGCGTCTCTTTTGCGTGGCCGGCACTGACGACGGTGTCCATCTCCCAGTGACCGAAGGTGTTGCGATCGTCGACTTCGGCCGGACGGTTTTCGATGCTCTCGCCCGCGGGCGGCCGGGAGACTCTGACCTTGCGCTTGGTCTGCTTCTTCTTGGACTTCTCCGGGAGGTCTGCGTTGGTGATCCGGCCGAACACTCCGAGCTCGATGTAGCGGTAGAGGGTCGGCTTGCTGATCGTGACAGAGAACTCGAGGCCGAGGCGCTTGATCTCTCCGAGGACGGCGCCGGGGCTGTACTTCTCGTCGGCGATCTTCGTCTCGATGTATTCCGCGAGGGCGTAGTCGTTCCCGAGCTTGATCGGGGCGCCCTTGGCCTTCAGGTTTTGCCGGTAGTTGGCGTCGGCGATGTCCGGGCTGTACCTGATCTCGGTGGTGTAGTCACTGTTCAGGTGCTCATAGGTGCCGCGCTTCAGCTCCCGGTAGATGGTGCTGACGTGGAAGCCGAGCTCGTCGGCCGCCTGCTGCTTGGTTTTGCCGGCCTTGATTTTCTCCTCCAGTCGGATGCGATCGGTGAAGCTCATGTGCTTGAATTTTGGCTCTGTTTTTGCTTTTTTCATGGCGAAGATCCTCCTTGCCGCATAGAATAGAAAAAAGGGACGGCCACGTTGGCCGTCCCTTCGCTGTTTACCTTTCGCCGTAGCTCCCGAGCTGGTCGAGTGTGTCGTTGTCCGTGATGATGTCGACCAGCCTGCACTCCAGAGCGTTGCAGATCTTCAGGAGTGTCAGCAGCTTCGCGCCGTTCAGATCTCGAGCCCCTCGCTCATACTGCTGAAGGACTTGGACGTTGATGCCGGCAGCGGCGGCGAGTTTCGACTGCGAGAGTCCGGCCTTTTTTCTGAGCCCTTGCAGGTTGCTTTTCTGGTTGTCCATCTGGATCCCTCCCTCTTGGTGTCCTGTGGCGTCTTTCTGCCTCTTATTATAGAGCAAATGCTCTATAATGTCAAGTATAAAAATAGCAGGGCCGTGGCCCCGCTGCCTTTATTCGTCGATCCTGAGCAGGTGGTGGACGGTGACGCCGAGGGCGTCGGCCAGATACCTGAGCTCATAGTCTGCGACGACTCTGTCGCCGGTCTCGATCCGGCTGACCTGTTTCTGTGTGATGTCCAGCCCCGCGAGCTGGATCTTTGCGGCGAGCTGCTCCTGAGATAGCCCTGCACGCTCTCGGGCTGTTCTGACCCGCGTGCCTGCTATATTGCAGCGGCCGCCCGGCCGGTGTATTTTCACAGCTTCGCCTCCTCCCTTTATCCCAAAGATGGGTAGACCACATTGACTATACTGCCATTTTCGTGATAAAATTATCCCAAAGATGACTAAAGACGAAAAACGTGAGGTGGTCATCTGGAAGGAGGATAACATGGGCATTTTTGACCTGTTTAAGAAAAAAGAGCCCGCTCCGGCGCCGATCACGGTGCGTAGCGAGCTGAAGGTTGTCGAGGTGGAGGTGAAGCAGCGCACGCCCGGCGAGATGCCGCTGGCCGACGTCGGCGGGTATGTGAGCCCCTCGGGCGGCTTTGTGAACTTCGGTCGCTTTCGTGTGTCCGGCGTGAACGGCAGTACCGGCCGAAAAAATACGAAGCGATACGAGATGCAGGACGAGGCCGCTGCCAGAGCTGCGGCTGTGGCTGACGGGCTGGTCGAGCCTCTGACCGTTGAGATCGAGCAGCAGGTGGAGCCGACCGAGCGCCAAATGGACTACGCGCTGGAGCTTGAGGCCATGATCCCCGAGGGAGCCTGCAAGGATGACCTCAGTGCCATCATCAGCCGGATCGTCGATGAGGACGAAGCTGCGCCAGATCCCGGCCTCTCTCGGTATGCGCACGCCGCCGGCGTGAAGTTTTCCCGCTTTGTCGGAGCCGAGGCCCTGCTCGGTTATATGGTCAGCCAGATGAAGGGGCCGCAGATCGGTGAGCTGTATGCCTACGCGGTCTATCTTCAGGAAAATGGCGGCCGCATGACGGATCCCCGCCTGCTGCCGGTGTACGACCGGCTGACGGCCTGCGGCGAGTGTCTGGCCGCGGATCCTGCGCTGCTGAAGTCGCTGGAAGGCCGTGAGGTCGATGACTTCAGAGGGCCGAACAGAGGCACGAAGGTCTATAAAGCCGCCGCTGACTTCCTGAAGCAACAAAAAGTCCTATAAACGTAAAAAAGCCCGCCCGGGGATCCCGGGCGGGTTTTTCTGTGTCTGTTATTCTTTCTGATCCTGCTGCTCGGCGTCAACGACGTCGACCGGCTCAGGGAGCTCGTCGTCCTCTGCGTCGTAGGTCTGGTCGTTGCCCTCAGTTTCGGGCAGCCACTCGCTCAGCTCAGGATCCTCGAACTCGGTGCCGCCTTCGGTTTCAATATCGGCAGAGCCGGGGGTCGCGCTGGTGAGCATATCCCTCAGCTTTTTCACCACGTCCACAGCGTAGACGGTGAAGGCAGCCATCAGGGTGATGTAGATGGCCGTCATCAGGTTGACGGTCTGGCCGCCCGTCTCGATGACGAGCAGGTCGGGGTTGAGATAGCCGGCATAGTAGACGGCCACGAGGGCGGCCGTGACGGCAATTCCCTTGGTGATGCCGTTCCAGAACTTCGTCCAGTCCCACGTCTTGCTGATCGCGGCCCCGACGGAGCCGAGGATGATGTTTGCGACGATCAGGAGCAGGAGCCCGGCGCCGAGCTTGATGATGGTGATGTCCATGTGTTACCTCCTTTTGTTGTGCCCTTCGCAGGGGAAGGGGCAGGTCTCGCACTCGCTTTCGTCGCAGGGACAGGAGCCGTCCGACTCCACGAGTGCCCGGATCCATATCACGAGGATGGCGCCCATGAGGATCATGAGCGCCAGCCCGAGGATGCCCGCGAGCATCGCTTAGACCTTCGTGATTTTGTCAGCGTCGACCCATCCGTAGACGGTGGAGGCGCTGGTGGTGTGGATGATGTGATAGGGGTGCTTACCGCTCTTGCTGATGGCCGTCACCTTGGCGGGGCCCGCCTTCGGTGATGTCTTGGCGGTGGCGGCGTTTGCGCTGGTGTAGTGAGGCCCGCCGGCGAACTGCACCACGTCGCCGACCTTGATCTCACCGCCGGCAGTGCCGGGGATCTTGATCTTCTGACCCACGCGGATCATGTTGACGTTGGTGATGCCGTTGTAGGTGGCGAGCTTCTGGTAGGTGGTGCCGAACTTGGCCGCGATCCCGCTCAGGGTGTCGCCTCTGACGACAGTGTAGACCTGCTCGCCGGTAGGCTGAGCAGGCTCAGGCGTGCCGGTGGATGGCTTCACGGTCGCGGCGCTGCCGTCATATCTCGGGCGGCCGTATGCCTTGATGTAGGGGTCGCTGCGGTTATAGGTGCGGCGGGCGACGACGTTGCTGGTGTTGCCCTCGATGGTGGTGATCTTGGTGCTGCTCACGGTCTCCACGATGCCTGTGTGGGTGATGGATCCGTTGCGGGTGAAGAATATCTGATCGCCGGGCTCGGGGTCGTCAAACAGACGGCCGGCCTGCTGATAATACTGCATCGAGAACTTGCAGCCGGCGCCGCAGTCGCCGGTCTGACACTCGACCTCCTGCGCCTTCTTGGCGTCGCCTCCGCAGAGCTGGAAGAAACACCAGTCGACGAAAACGTCGCACCACGCGAAGCCCTGCTTGTTGCCGTTGTAGTAGCCGGCAGCCCGCAGGTCTCGGGAGTATTTGGTGTAGTCCTCGTCGCCGGCGTTGGCGGTCTTGTTGTCGAGCTGCGCGTTGGTTTCCTTCTCCATGTATCCGATCTCAGCGACGGCGATGGCGATCAGGTTGGGCGCGGTGCATTTCATGGTCGTGCCTCCGTTCTGCGAGGGTTTCGCTGCGTATTTGTCGAGGTATTTCTGTCCGTAGGACGCCCGGCGCACCTTGGCGGTCTCGCTCTGGTCGGCCGGTCTCTCGAAGTCTGTCAGCACCTTGTCGGATGCCTGTCTGACGCTGGTGGCCGCCTTCAGGACGTTGAGGACGCCCTTGTAGCCCTCGCTCAGCTCTTTCCAGAGGAAGCCGAGCTGCATCTCGAGGTCGCCGATGGACTTGCCGGCAGCCTTCGCGAAGGCCAGCAGACCCTCCTTGCGCGACCAGTATGTCCACTGCGCCAGACCGTAGCCTGCGGAGTCGCGGACGAAGCCGGCATAGGCGCCGGAGTCGACGGCCGCGGTGTACTCGGCGTCAGTCATGCCGAGCTTTTTCTCGTAGGTGTTCTGAAGATTTTCGGGGCGCAGGGCGCTCTCTGCGTAGAGATTACCCATCAGACCGGCCACGCCGTAGTCGCTGAGCCCCTTGGAGCGGAGGAAGTACCAGATCCGCTCCTCGTTGGTTTTTCCTTGTAGTGCCATGTGTTACGCCTCCTTAGTAGACGTCGAAGCTCCCGGCCTCTGGCTGCACCTTGTTGGCCTTCATGAGCTTGATCTTGTTCTCGGCCTTCGCCTTCGTGTAGTAGAAGGCCGTCGCGCTCGCCATCTCGGCGAAGATCGCCGGGATCAGATAGCAGAGCGGGGTCGTGTCCATTGTGGTGACGATCATCCAGCAGGAAAAGATCGTGACCGCGATGGTCACGATGCTCGTCCCGGTAAATATGATTTTGGAGAACTCCGGCTTCTTTTTCTTGTTCCGGGCCTTGAGGCGTCGGATCTGAAGCCGGAGCTCTCTGTTTTCAGCTATTAGCTGGTCGATGTATTCCTGCTGGTCGGCGTCGGTGTGTGTTTGCGCTGCCATGCCGACCACCTCCGTCACTCGAGGATCGCTTGGATCCCCTGCCGCGTGAGGAAGTCCTTCTGCGCGTGTTTGACCTTGGCAGCATAGTCGAGAGCCGCGTGCATTTCCCCGTTGCAGTGGGCGTCTGGGATGCGCTGCACAGCTCTGGCCGTGGCTTCGGAGAGGGCGATGGCCGCCCCGTTGCTCTGCACGATCATGAGCTCCAGCTCCTCGCGGGCTTTTTCTCTGGCCTCTGCCTTCTTGCGGCGCTCCTCATCGATGCGGTCGCGTTCTTTCTCGCGGCGCTGGATCCTGCGCTCAAGCAGCCAGAAGCAGAAGCCGGTGATCGCCGAAGGGATCCCCATCAGCACCACCAGCTCGGTGATATTGATCTCGATCATACGGTGCCCCCTTCCTCGGCAGGCACGTCCTCCCATCCCTGCGCATAGTCAGCCGGGCTGTATGCGTTGTTGTCCGCCTTGGAGCGCTTCACGCTGCCGTCAGTCCAGACGCAGCACTCGCCGGTCTGGTAGGTATCGTGGGCGCCGGTGGGCTGGATGAAGGGCTTGGCCTTTTTGGGATCCTTGGTGTGGTAGGGGGCCCACTGTGCGGGGTTTTTGCCGGGCTCGATGTCGGGGTTGTTGTTGCAGTTGTGAGCCTGACAGCATCTCCACGCCTGCCCGGCGTGGGTGCAGGGCTCGCCGACTTCGTGGCTGCCGTCTCCCTTGGGGCCCGCCTTCGTCCACGCGGGCAGAAGCTCCTCGCAGGCGATGACGTCGGTGCCGGTGCGCTCGCCGGCTGTGATCTCGTTGACAGTGCTCATGCGAGCGCTGCGGATGGCGGCTTCGAGGCCGCTGTACTTGGTGCTCATTCCGTCAGCCCCCTTTCGATGGCGTTGGTCAGCTCAGTCATCTCCTCCTCGAGGTCGGTGATGCGCTGCTTGTCCTCGGCAGAAGTGCCGCCGCCCTGAGCGGCCTGCTCCTTCTCGTGGATCTCTTTGATGCTGTGCTCTTTGAAGTAGATCACGGTGCTCCTCCTTTCGTTTATGCGAAGTTACCGCCGACGCTCTGGATGTAGCAGGTCTCGGTCGCAGATCCGCGCAGGAGCTTGACCTTGATCTTCACGCCCCACGCATCGGCTGTCTTGGCGGTGTTGGTGAAGAAGTGCTTCGTCCCGTTGAGGGCCTTGTTGGTGATGTCCTCCCATGCGGGCGCTGCGTCGTTGCCGTTGTTGCAGATCCAGATCGTCAGAGTGCAGCCTGTCGGGAAGTGGCCCTGCACGTTGACGAGCGCCTTGGTCGGCATATCATCCGCGGCCATGGCGAGGGTCTGCTCGAACTCGACGGCGTTGACCGCTTTGGTGAAGGTCATAGCCCTCACGGCGCTCACGTTCTTCGCGTCGGTGGCGGTGATGGTGATGGTGTGGGATCCGTTGAGGATCTTCTGCCACGTCTCCGCACTGATCGCGAAGCTGTTGGCCTCGCCGAGCGTTACGGTGTACTCCTTGATCTTCGTGCCATCCAGTTTCTCGACGACTGTGACCTGATGGCCGTCGGCGTCGGTGACGGTATAGTCGAAGGCGGGAGGCGCCGCGGTGTAGCTGCCGAGATCTCCGTCGCTGCCGCTGATGACGGGTGCGCGGTTGTTGATGACGTTGCGGGTCGCGCTGGTCGTGTATGCGGACTCGGCGCCTGCGGTGTCGTATGCCTTGACGCGGTACTGCACGCTCGTCCATCCGTAGGTGATGGGGTCGGAGTAGCTGCGGGCGGCGCCTTTGTAGATCTGCGTCCATGTGCCGCTATCATACTTGCGCTCGAGGGTGTAGCCGCTCAGGTTGCCGTCGGCGTCGGTGCTCTGGCCCCACGAGATGCTCAGGTTTTCGCCGCCGATCACCTCAGTCGGGACGGTGATGGAAGCCGGCGCAGTCGGGGCCTGATTGTAGATGACCGTGTAGCAGCCATCCGAGTCGGTGGAGTCGGAGATCAGGAGATCAGAGGACAGATTACAAGCGGGGCGCAGGCCGTAGTAGCCGTAGTAGGCGCGGTTCCAGTGCAGCGTGCCATCGGTGTAGACGCCGCGGGCGATGTTGGCCGACCCGGCATAGGCGTCGCGCAGCCAGTAGTACCACGCAGCCCCGGAGGCTGGGTTGCTGGAGTAGTTGGAGTTTGCGACGCACTCAGCGGTCACGGTAGCGACGCGGCTCGCGTTGTCGCTGAAGATCGCCAGCTTGCTGCCGCAGGTGTGGTCGCCGGAGAGGTTGACCTCAGTGCAGGACAGGAGGAAGATCTTGTCGGTGCAGGTCTCAGTCCCGCCACCATCTGTGGAGCTCTTGCCGACCGTGATGGTGGTGTCCAGAAGGGCGGCCCGCTCGTTTGCGGTGAAGGCGTTCAGGAAGCCGGCGATCGTGTCGTAGGCGTTGGTGCTGCTCCAGACGTTCGCAGAGGAGGGAGGTGCGTCAGCGGAGTGCTGCGCAGTGTACCACGCGCCTGCTGCTGCGGAGCTGTTGAGCCACTGCCGGATGTTGGAGTGGATGTAGCGGTTGTTGCCGTAGCTTTTGCGGTCGCTGTTTCCGTTGGAGCTCTCCTTTGCATCGAAGCAGAGCATCTTGATGATCTGATTGGTCACGAGGGTGACGCTGCCCGAGGGGTAGCCGGCGTGGTTTTTGTCTGCCACGATCCAGATGATCGGCTTGCCGTGAAGGCTGCCGAACTTAACCTTCGCTTTGTTTGCGAGGTTGCTCAGTTTTTGGGCCATGTGTGTTGTCTCCTTTCGGGTTTGGTTTCAGCTCCGGGAAGTAGCCGAAGAAGTAGGAGTCCATGCTCTGCCACAGGTGGTAGGTGTTGCCGTGTGATATGTGGCCGCACCAGCTCGCATAGGACTGGACGACGCCCTCGAGCGTCATCCTGCCGGAGTCCACCAGCCCGCGGTATTTGCGGATCTTTCGCTTCATGTTGTCGATACTCTTGGCTCGCACCTTCCTGACCACCTTGCCGGTGCTCGTGAGGTAGGTGTGGAAGCCGAGGAAGTCGATGCCATTCTTCAGTGGGAAGATCTGCGTCTTTTTGTTCAGCCGCAGGCCGAGCGGTTTGATGTACTCCTCGATCTCCTTCAGGATCCGACGGAGCAGCAGCTTGTCGCTGCTGATGATGTAGAAGTCGTCCATGTATCTGCCATAGACGAGGCCGAGGTCATCCCGCAGCCAGTGGTCGAAGTCGTCGAGGTAGAGCAGAGCGAGGAGCTGGCTGCTCTGGTTGCCGATCGGGATGCCAGGATCCGGCGTGCTGTCGATGACCTGACTCAGGAGCCACTCGACGAAGTCGCGCAGCTCGTCGTCCTCGATGACTGCGAGGGCCTTCTTCGCCTTCTCGTAGCACACAGCATGGAGAAGGGTGTAAAAGAACTTTGAAAAATCTCCCTTGAGCACCCAGCCGTCGGCGTAGTCCCACGCCTCCATCGGCCGGTATGGCAGGCCGGCAGCCCTGCGGGCCGCTTCGTCGGCCGCCTTCCTGCTGAAGAAGTAGTGGCGCATAGCTTTGGCGAGACGGTCAAGGCCATCGTGGGTGCCTTTGCCGATCTGCCCCGCGTAGTTGTCCCGGATCAGGCGCCGGGTGAAGCAAGGCTCGAGGACGTTGTCGCATAGGGAGTGCTGCACGACCTTCCCCTCGAAGTCGATGGCGAGCACGAGGCGTTCCTTGGGCTCGTAGACCTTGAAGGGGTAATACGGGCCGAAGGTGTACTCGCGTCGCTGAAGCCTCCGGGCGAGGTCGTCTGTGCGTTCCACGGCCTCCATGCGGAAACGCATGGCCGTGGGGTTGTCGCGCTTGCCGCAGCGGGTCTTTTTGTAGGCGGCATAGAGCGCGGTGAAGCTGTTGACGATGTTCTCCATGATTAAATTTTCCCTGCCGTGGATAGCTCCGGCCACGCTTTGCGTGCGCCGCCGGCCGCATCAGCAGTCCTGTGTTTACCCATGACCGCGCCGGTCATACGGCGCAGGCTGCGGGAGGGATACGCCTTCCTTGGATGATGGTGCATAGTGTTCGCCGCCCTCCGCGGGCGGTTAATAAGTCGAGCTCTCCATCGAAGCGGGGCGCAGGCCGTTGTTGCCGTTGTAGGCGTTGTTCCTGTTCAGCGTGCCATCGGTGTTGACGTTGCGGGCGTTGTTGGCCGACCCGGCACGAAAAAACAAGGCGTACCCCACGGGGCTGCGGTTTTAGGTCTTGCCGACCATCTTGGCAGCCCTTTCTCTGTCTGATTTGTACCATTTGGCGGTCTGGTTTTTCACGCCGGCCGCCATCCTCGCCCAGTAGGCAAAGGCGTCATCGTCGAGCCCGCTGAGGATCTCGTGCGCGAGCTCGATGTGGTGGATCAGCTTGCGGCAGTTGCGCAGCGCTGACCTCTGCGCCCGGAAACGCAGCTCCCGCTCCTCCGGGTCGGCGAGGAGTAGATCGTTGGCCTCCATGAGGTCGGCGACCAGATCGCTCGCTTCGTTCATCATCCTTTGGGCGAGGCCGAGCCTCTCCTTCTTCGGGAAGATGTTGGCGTTGCGGGTCTTGATGTAGGTGTGTTTCTCGAGATCCTTGGCGTCCGTGATGACTTGCATCTCCGGGAGCTTCTCACGGCCGAAGGGCGGGCGGCCTACACTTGCCCGCTCGTATGACCTCGAGTGTCCGTTGCTTGCCGTAGTATCTCACCTCCTCGCCTTTGATGGTGATCCTCGCGCCGGTGCCGTCGTAGGCGGTGCCCTGAATAACGATCAGGCCGTCACCCCGCTCGCAGCAGGAGCAGGGCTGGGCCAGCTCGACAAACAGGTGCGCGATGATGCAGGACGCTTCTGCCAGCGGGATCGGGATGTACCCGTGGGCGTTCACGACTTAGCACTCGAGGCGCTGGAGCGAAGCGTTCCAGACGCCAGAGGTCAGCGTGATGCCATCCAGATCCACGAAGGTGATCTGGAAGGGGTTGGTCGTGATGTCGCTGAATACAGCGTCCCACAGAGTCGCGATCTTGCCGGTGTTCTGCGTCACGGATTTGGTCAGGTCGGTGACGGCCTGACGCGCTGCCTGAGCGATTGCGACTGCCTGCTCGGCGAGGGCGATGGCTCTGTTGGCTGTGTCCTGCGCAGCGAGGGCGATCCTCTTGTAGTTTTCGTAGTCCTCCTTGGTGGCGTAGGCGTCCGCGGGGATGTATGCGGTCACGTTGGTGGCCGTTCCGATCACAGTGACGATGTCGATGGTTTTCTCGACGATGGTGGCGCCGCCGGTGGGTGGGATCCACTCAGCGAGGTCTCCGCAGTTGCCGTAGCAGTAGAGGATCTCGCCGACGTTTGGGTCGGGATCCTCTGCATACAGGCCCAGCTCGCGGTAGTAGAAGCCGTCGCTCGTCTGGTCGTTGGTAAAAATACCGCCGACCGCCACGGTGCCGTCGGTGTTGACCTTCAGCTTCGTGATGTCGATGGACGCCTTCGGGCTGACCACGTCGGTGAGGGAGCGGGGCGTCTGGCCCTCCTCGAGGTAGCCGTCACCGAGGACGATGCGGGTGTAGTTGATCCTTTCGCCGGCCGCGCCCTTAGCGAGCACGATCAGGCCGGCCACTGTGATGTCGTTGTTGATAAAAGCAGCCATGCGGGTCTCCTTTCTTGGTTATTCGCTCGCCACGATCTCGCCGGTGCCGATGGTTACGGTCTCGCGGTTGTTATCGTGGACGAATGTGGCGTGGTAGAGATAGATCTCGTCACAGCCCATGACGTGCTCCTCGTAGGTGTGATCCCTGACGGCCATGCCGGAAAATAGATACATTTCGCCGGTCAGGCAGATCAGGATCGCGTCGAGCCACGAGCTGCGGCGCTTTACGACGCCGAGCAGCTTCAGGAACAGGTCGAGGTTGTTGTTGACGAGCTCGGGGTTGTCGCTGAGCACCTTGAAGTGATGGGGCTTGCCGCCGTACTCATACCACTCGCGCACCTCGCCGGTGCCGAAGTAGTCGGTCACGATCTGCTCGACCGCGTAGCGGGTGCCGAGCTTGGAGTAGACGCGGTCGCTGTTGCGGATGACGGCCCGCTTCGCTTCGACGCTGGCGGTGCTGTCGTACCACTGGACATTGAGCTCCCACGCCATCTCGTCGAGCTCTGCCTCGCTGAGCTGGTCGATCTTGTCCCATCTGCTGAGCAGCTTCAGGCGTGCAGTGATGGCTCTGGTGGTTTCATCCGTGCCGGCTGCGAGCGCCTTGTTGCCGTCGTCCTCCTGCATCCATGCGGGGAGCAGCTTCAGGATCTCAGCCTCGTGTAGCCTCATTACACCACCCCCGTGACTCTCTGATGGCTCACTGTCAGGTTGCCGCTGAACTTTGCGACCTCCGTGTCGGTGACAGCCATGTGCTCAGGCTTGACCATGTCGACGCGGATCGCGCCGCTGAGGTTTTCGGCCCACGCCGGGGAGAGGATCAGCCTGCGGAGCTGGTCGGGGTTGACGTCTCGGCCGAGCGCCGCCGTCTGCCACTCGTTATAGCGGACGATGGCGCCGTCGGATCCTTCCACATTAGCGATGACTTCGGCCTCGGTGTCTGGTGTGGCGTAGTAGACGAGCTCGATGTCGTACTCTACGACGCCGGGAGCCACTGCGCTGACCTTGTCGGTGAGCGGCCTGATGTCTTTGGCGTTGACTGCCTCCAGCACCTTCTCCAGCATGGCCTCGTCCGGGATCTGGCCGCCTTCCAGCAGCGGCACTATCTTGACGCAGCCCTCGAGGGTTTTGTCGACCTCGATGTAGATGCTTTCGGATCCCGCGAGGTTGCCGATCAGCTCGATGGTGAGCAGGTTGTCCTCGTAGGTGTAGGTGTAGTCCGTGAGCAGCAGTGCCCGCTCGGCGTTCTCGCTCGCCCTGACCACCAGCGTCATCTCGTCCAGCGGGCCGGCGAGGAAGGCGTGATCGTTATAGACCGCGACGGTCTTGGCGACCTCCTCGATCTCGCTGACCGCCTTGACGTCGGTGATGGAGCTGTCCGCTGTCAGGGCCCAGTAGATATAGGCCAGCTCGGGGCCGGCCGTGGATCTCTTGGCGGGTGCCAGTCGGATGCGCTCGCGGAGTCGGTCGTCGCCGTCCTTGGTGTATGGCTCGCCGTCGTCGCCTCCGGCTGTCTCGGTCAGGTTGGTGACGCTTTCGATGTAGGGGATCAGGTCGACGAGGGTGGTGATCGTGCCGGCTGCGTACCCGTTGTATTTCACGCCGTTGCTCACGGCAGAGGTTGGGATCTCCACGGAGTAGCTGCCCGCCTGAAGCACAGCGATCTCGTCGGTGGCGAAGTAGTTTTCGCCGTCCGGCGTCACTTTTGTCCATTTTGGGATGATGATGTTGCTGTCTCTCGGCGTGCTCACAGAGAAGCGCATGATCGTGGCCGCCTTGGAGCCTTCCAGACGCTTGACGTCGAGGCGCTCGCCGATGGCGTCCAGCACCTCGCCTCTTGCGTAGCGGAGGAGGGTCTGCCGGCCGACGTCGTCGAGCGTGTTGTATAGAGCCACGAACACAGCCACGAGGGCCTCGCCGTAGATCCGGCGCTCGTCGCCCGGATAGAGGGGCTCGCCGGCACCCTTCTCCAGCATGGTGATGATGGTGTTGTAGATGGTGGAGGCGTTGATCTCGGTGAGATGGATGTCCTCGCCGTAGATGTTGGTCTCGTCGCTCATTGTTTCCACCTCCTTCATGTGATGTTCTCGATGCTGGTTGCGAGCTCGAAGCTGCCAGCCTTGGCAGCCAGAGCCTCCAGCTCGGCGCTGTCGAGCTTCACGCGGGGCTCGTAGGTTTCCACGACGAACTCCACGTCAGCAGCCAGCTCGGGGCCGGCCAGCTCGCTCGGTTTGTCGATCAGGGTGCGGTCGATCCCCTTGATGCGCTCGTATGGCACCTCGCCGCGGATGGTTTTGAGAAGATTTTGCACGCAGGTCTGTGGCCTGCCGTTGCCGCTTGCTTTCATGGGATCACCTCGCTTTACTTGACCGTCAGTTGTGTGTTGTTTGGTTTGTGCGCCGCTTTGTCGGAGCTGGATGCCCCGACGTTGACCGCGCTCAGCCTCGGGCCGGTGCCGCCGGAGACGCCCGCCGGAGAGTTGCCGGATCCGCTGCCGGATCCTGCCTTCTTGCTGCTTGCCTCCTCTGCGTACTCGGTGAGGGTGATGGCGATCTTGCCCTTCAGGATCCTGCCGAAGTCGTCGAGCGTTGTGTCACTCAGGGCGACGGCGGTGAGCTGAAGGTTGGCAGGGCCGAAGCGCCTGCCGGCCAGATGGAACGGCGCATACTGTCCCACCAGAGCCGTCCACGAGTCGAACTCGCTGCGAGGGTCGCAGCCGGCGACCGTTGCGAGATCGAAGTCGAAGTTAAATGTCTGAAGTTTGAGGGCCTTGGTCTTTGTGGCAGGAGAGCCAGCCTTGTCGTCGGTATTCTCGGTGTCGAGCTCGACGGTGGCCGAGACGCCATTGAGCGCCGCGACCTTTCGGCTGGAGACCTCCCACGTCTTACCGGCCCACGATGCCATGACGGCCATGTGCTCGCCTCCTTAGTGCGGGCCACTGGTCTCGCCGTGGACGCCTGTGTGGGTGTGGCTCTTGAGGCTCACGCCGGTCGCAGTCACGTCCCCCTCTGTGACGGTGACGCTGCCCTTGATGACCTCGATGTCACCCGGGACGGTGCCGTCCCATTCCCCGTCCATGCGGGCGAGGATGATGCCGGTGCCGTCCTCAAACATGGCGTAGGCGACCTCGTCGTCGGGCTTCAGGTTTCCCATCTTGCCTCGCAGCCACCACGGGATCGTGAGCGGCCGCGTGACCATGCCGTCAGCTGTGCATGGCAGCACTCTGGCGGTGGTCTTGTCGCCGTTTCGGTCGGTCTTTCCTTCCACGGAGGAGATCGTGCCCTTCTGGATCATTTGATTGTTGCTGTTCATCAGTAGCCCTCCAGTGGTTTGCGGAGGTACAGCTTGCTCCGCGTCTTGACGTAGTCGTGCCGGATCCGGCTGATGAAGGCCGGGCCGTCCCACGACTTCACGCCCTCGGTCGCCAGAGTGACGACGGAGCCCGCTGCATAGTCGCGCAGCAGCGCCCCCGTCCAGAGAGTGCCGACCGTGGCGCCTTTGTTGGCGTCCCGGAGGATCCCCTTGGCGAAGCGATCGGCCTCTGACTGATCGCTCATGCGCAGCGGGAGGACTTTGCGGAGCTTTTTGTCGCCGCCTGCCGGTGCCGAGAAGCTGCCGGTCAGGCCCCCGTTGACTGCTTCGGCCGATCCGTAGGCGTTGGCGCCTTCGTCTCTGTACTCGAAGTTGCTGGCGGGCGTGATGGTGATGGTGTCGGCCGGCGTCTGTCCTTCCATGTATGCCTCGTCGTAGACCACCAGCTTGCCGTCATAGACCAAAAACGCCGCGCCCTCGAGGGTGCAGCGGTTTTGAAAGAAGGCGAAGTCGGGGAGGTTGTTCTGCTCGACGTAGTCGTAGGTCTGGTCGGTGACGCCGTAGGTCTCGAGGGTGAGGCCGTGCCGGTCGGCGATCTCCTGCGCCAGTTGCAGGAACTTGACCTTCTCCCACGCCTTGCTCCGCTTGTCTTTCGCGGACTGTGGCATGGAATAGGCCCGCAGGGTCACGATGCCGGACTCGGGCACGACGCTCTCCACGAACATTTTGCCGGTTTTGGCGGCCCCGTCCTCGACGGCTATGATGTCTCCCTTCTTCGGGCTCCAGATGTCCCATAGCTGCCGGGTGTCGTTGAGTTTCAGCAGTAGCTCGTCGCTCTGCTTCTCGGCGTACATATCGTGGAAGCAGCGGTGGACGCTGATCTCCGGGTAGATGTCGACGCCTTCGTATAGGATCTTCACGGGGCTCACCTCCTCCACGGAGGCAGCGTATCGGGTGTGGTGACAGCTTCCACGATGGGGATCTGCACCAGCTCGCCGCCCTCAAAAATCAGGACATCGCTGAGGTCAGGGTTGGCGGCGATGATCGTGCTCGCCATTCGTTCTTCGTTGTACGCAGCGAGCGCGATGCTGTCAAACGTGTCGCCGCCCTGTGCTGTGTACTCAATAAAGCCGACTGTCTGCTGTGACATAGGTGCCGCCCTCCCTTCTGTTGAGAGCCTCGAGGACGAAGTCGACAAACTCCGGCTCCAGCTCGCGCAGTTTGCGGATCAGGGCGTCCTCGTCGGTGTCACCTTCGATCTTGATCTGCGGGGAGAAGGACAGCCCGCTCAGGTCGTAGACCACGGACGTGCCGGAGCCGCCGCTCAGCAGCTCGTAGTCGCTCTCGTTGGATGCGCCGAGCATCTGCCCGGCTCTCGCCCAGTAGGCGAGGTTTTCGCTGCGGTATGCAGGGTTGAAGCTAATGACCGCCTCTGTTGGGTAGCGAGGATCCTCGCCGGCCAGAGAGGGGCCGCTTGTGAAGCCGCCGGTCGCGTAGCCTTCGGGAGCCGAGCCGCCGCCGGTGAACAGTCCGACCACCCACCCGAGGCCGTCAGCGACCCATCCGACCACCTTGGAGATCCAGCCGACGATCGTGGCAAGGACGTCTGCGATGGGTTGCAGGATGCTGAGGATCGGGGTCAGGATCGGCACGAGCGCCTGAAGGATAGCCATCAGGGGAGGCAGCAGGGCCTCGACGATAGACATCAGCGGTGGCAGCAGCGGCATGACCACGTCGTTGACCAGTTGGAGCGCGAGCTCCAGCAGCGGCGTGATGACCGGCAGCAGGCTGGTGATGAGCTGAGTCAGTACCGGCAGGACGGCCGAGATGATCTGCGTCAGCATCGGCAGGATCGTGGCGAGGATGCTCGCAACGGGCGGTAGGATGGCCTGCACGATCTCCATCAGGGGCGGGAGTAGTTGCTGCGCCAGATCCAGCAGCGGTGGCAGCAGAGAGCTGATGAGCTGCGTCAGGATCGGCAGGAGACTCGTCGCCAGTTTTGCCACCAGCGGGAGCACCTCTTTCAGCGCGTCGCCCATTCCCAGTAGGAACTCCTGAATGAACGGCATACACTCGTTGAGGGTGTCGGTGATGACCGGCGTGATCGACTCGAAGGTCTCGGTCAGGATCGGCGCCAGTGCGGTCAGTGTGTTGGCGATCATGGACGCCATCGGCAGCAGCGTCACCTCTGCGGATCTCTTGATCTGCTCGAAGGCGCTGCCGAGGTCGTTGTACTTCACGTCGTTGATCTGTGCGAGTGCTGCCGCGCCGTCATAGGCTGCGGTCTCGATGTTCGCCAGTACCGGCAGCACGCCGGCCTCCAGATCCTCGAACTGCGTGCCGAACAGAGCGACGCCGATCTGATTTCTCTGAAGGGGATCCTCGAGTGCGTTGAGCGCCTCCACGGTGTCAAAAAACGCCGCCTCTGCGGTGTCCCCGCCGGCGGCAAATGCCTCGAACATGGCGTCAGCGTTCAGGCCGAGGCCCGCGAAGGCTTCGCGGCTGCTGTCGCTTCCGTCTTTGGCTCTGATGTTGAACTCCTTCACAGCGTCGCCGATCTTGTCGATGCTGAACAGGCCAGCGTCGGCGCCTTCTATCAGGGAGCTCATAAACTGGTCGGCACTTAGGCCGAGGGCGGCATATTGCCCGCTGTACTCATTGAGAGTGTCCAGCAGGTCGCCGTTTTTGTCGGCGCCATTCTGTGCGCCGGTCGCGATCAGGCCGTAGGCTTCCTCGGCGCTGATGTTGAAGTTTTTCATCAGGGCCGACGCTGCTCTGGCGCTCTCACTGATGTCGTAGTCGAAGGTATCACGCAGCACGAAGCCGGCTGCGGTTGCCTGTTCCAGAGCCTCGCCGGTCAGATCGCTGGCCTTTTTCGTGGCCGCCAGACCGTCTGCGACGTCTTGGAAGTCATCGCCGAGGCCTTTGGCGTAGACGCCCTTGACAGCGTCGCCCAGCGCCTCCAGCTCTGCGCCGGTCGCGCCGGTGGAGGCCGAGAGGTCGTTCATGGTGGTGTTGAAGTCGTTGCCGAGCTCCGCGAGGTACTTGCCCGCCTCGACGACCGCCTTGCCGGTCGCCACGGCGACGCCTCCCATCGCTGCACCGACGCCCACGGCCTTCCAGTTGACCTTCTCGAGGTGTCCGGCGACGTCCTCCATCGCTTTCCCCAGTGAGGGGTCGATGGTGCCGGCGAAGCTCACGACGGCCTGAAGGACTTTATTTTTTCCGGCCATGTGTGTCACCTCCTTCGGATTTTCCGGCCCTTATAATTGGGGATCTGGTGCCGTTTGGCGGCCTTGGCTTGTTCTTCCTTGGCCTCCTCTACGGCCTCCCCGTATTCCGTCAGGAAGTCGGTCAGGCGTTTTCCTTCGAGGTCTCTCCGGGAAGTGTGGAAGGCTCGCCCGTAGTCTCGGAGGGCTCGTCGGAGCTGCTTTCCTCGGAGGTTTCCACCGACCTCGAAGTAGTAAAATTTCGGCCGATCCTCATGAGTGCAGTGACGTCAGGGCCGGTCAGGCGCTCGAGGTCATTGATGTCGATCTCGGGATTGACTGCGATGACTGCCATCATGCCGAGGTAGATGTGCAGCGTGTAGTCCAGCTCGAAGGCACCGGCGCTGCCGCCTGCTTTGCCCGTGGTGGCCTTCAGTTTTCTGGCCTCAGCTTCGGCGAACATGGCGACGGTGATCGCGCCGGTGTCATAGGTCAGCTCTTTGACCTTCTTGCCGTTGACGGTGAGAGGGGTGCCGAGTTTCAGCTTTTCCATGTGTGTTGTCTCCTTTCAAAAAATGAAGCGCCGCCCCGGTGATGGAGCGGCGCCTCGAGTGTTAAAGCAGGCTGCGAATGGTCTTGCAGTAGTCCACGCCGTCGATGCGCATGATCTGGTTGAGCTGGTCGATCAGCCAGAACTCAGCCCCGTCGACGAAAAGCTGGTAGCGGCTCACTGCGAAGGTGAGCTCGTTCTCGCTTGCGGCGCCGGGATCCACGGACAGGCCGGGGATTGTCTTAGGCATGGCGCGGATAAACGCCTTGCAGCCTTCGGTCTTGGTGGAGCCGTCGGAGGTCTTGACGTCCTGCGCCCATCTGAACTCGATCGTTTTGCTCTCGAGCTTCACGAGGGTGCGCAGGCCGAGGTCGATGCCGATCTTGGTGATCGCTGCCTCCATAGCTTCGATCTGGCCGAGGATAGGCATGGTCATGGTGCCCATCGCCCGGAAGTCGGCGGTCACGGGAGTGACGCCGGGCAGAGTGACGGTCACGTCTTTCGCGACCAGTTTCCCGTCGACGTACACGGTGTCGGCGAGGATGGGGCCCTTCAGGTCAAGCCACTTTTCCATTATGCGTCACCTCCTTCGTAGTAAACGGAGAAGCCTGCGTCGGTGTAT